GGGCAAAAGCGGAACTTGCGCGGCGCGCTGCTGGTGAGTCTCCTGGAACCGATCTGGTGAAACCGCTAATCGACACCGGGCAATACCGCAGAGCCATTACCCACGTTGTGAGGGATAAAGATGCCAACTCTTGATGTAACAGACGTGCTTTTTGACCCCGATTTTTGCGACTTCAACCTGTGGGTAACGCGTCGCGCACAAACGGTGGACGAGGACGGGGTCGGCAGCGATAGCGAAGTTAAAACGCAGTTTGCCGGGGTTGTCACCGTTGACCGCTCTCTTGAAAACCGCCGCATGCAGGCCGGGCAGGTTATCAGCGGGGCGATTTTAATCGTGACGACTGAGCGGCTCACGCAGGGGCAGACTGGCCGTGATGCCGATATCGTGACGTATCAGAACCGGGATTATCGTGTGACGTTCGTCGACCCGTATACCGCTTACGGTGCTGGCTTCGTCCAGGCACATTGCGAACTGTTGCCGTTTGATGGGGGTACTCCCGTTGAGCAATAACACCAGCACAGAGCGCGGCTGGCTGACACCCACCAGCGGCGATCCGGATTATGACGAAGCGCTAGACAGGCTGTTAAGCCAGTGGATGCGCAACGTTTCCGGTTTGCCTGCTGGGATGGTTCGCCCGCGCTGGCAGAAAGATCAGCCGCCACTGCTGCCAGTTGAAACGAACTGGTGCGCGTTTGGCATCATCGAATGGCCCATTGATAACAGCCCCGCATTCACTCAACAGACCGATACCGGAACACAGCTCTGGCGGCATGAGGATTTTGTCGCTATGGCGTCGTTCTACGGTCCGGGAGGGATGCAAATTGCTTCGCGATTCCGTGACGGAATATCGGTTGAGCAAAACAACGCCGAGCTGAACCAGTCGGATCTCTCGCTCGTTGACTATGGCGATATTGTCCCTTTCCCCGAGCTTATTAACCAACAGTGGGTGCGCCGTTACGACATGAAAGTGCGGCTGCGCCGGAAAGTGGTTCGAGAGTACAACATCCTGGCGCTGCAAGATGCGCCCGTTTCATTCTTCGGAGACTAAATTATGCCGCAGGGATTACCTGTATCTAACGTCGTTAATGTCGACGTGATCATTGGGCCGCGTGCGGCTACTGGTCGAAACTTTGGTTCACTGCTCATTCTCGGGAGCTCAACAGTTATCCCGGTTTCAGAGCGTATTCGCCTCTACTCATCCCCGGAAGATATCGGCGCTGATTTCGGCGTGGATAGCCCGGAATATGAAGCCGCGACCGTGTATTTCTCGCAATCACCGAAACCTCAGCAGGTGTATGTCGGCCGCTGGGCTAAAACGCTGGTATCGGCTGAAAGCGGTTCGACGGAAACGTTACTGCAGGCGGTGAACGCCGTTCTGAATTACACGAACTGGTACGGTCTGGCCGTGGCTGACGATGAAGATATCGACGATGCCGACTGGCTGAGCGTGGCCGCTGCGATCGAGGCCTCCAGTCTCAGCCGAATTCTGGCGATTACCACTGCAGAGCCTGAGACAGTAAACGCGACCTCCACTACCGATCTGGCTTATAAGCTGAAGGCGGCAAAATATGCTCGCACGTTTGTGCAGTATTCCACCAGCAGCAAGTACGCCGCATTGTCTGCATTTGGCCGCGCGTTTACGGTGAATTTCAACGGCAGTAACACCACCATTACCCTAAAGTTCAAACAGGAGCCGGGGATCACGTATGAAACCCTGACCACCAATCAGGCGGCGGCGCTGGATGCCAAGAACTGCAACGTATTTGTGTACTACCAGAACGATACAGCCATCCTGCAACAGGGCGTCATGTCCAGCGGTGATTTCTTCGACGAACGCCACGGGCTCGACTGGCTGCAGAACTACGTTCAGACCAATCTGTACAACCTGCTCTACACCAGCACAACCAAAGTCCCACAGACCGATGCTGGCGTTACGCGTCTGCTTTCCAATGTTGAACAGTCGATGGATCAGTCAGTCACGAACGGACTGGTGGCTGCTGGCGTATGGAACGGTGGCCCGATTGGGCAGCTGGATTCCGGCGACACGCTGACAAAAGGCTATTACGTCTACGCGCAGCCGATTTCCGAGCAGGCGCAGGCAGACCGTGAAGCACGTAAGGCACCGGTTATTCAGGTGGCCTGTAAGCTGGCTGGCGCGGTTCATTTCGCTGATGTTCAGATCAACGTCGTTCGCTAAGGAGAACATGAATGGCTACTTATTCTTTTATGGACGTCACGGCGTCCCTCTCCGGCCCGACCGGCGAGATTGATCTGGGCTACGGTTCCGCCAGTTCAGAGGAGGGGATTACCGTTGCAATGGGCGGCCCCAAAAATACCATGACCATCGGCGCTGACGGCGAAGTGATGCACAGCCTGCACGCGGATAAAAGCGGCACGGTAACCGTCAACCTGCTGAAGACCTCGCCGACAAACAAAAAGCTGTCGCTGGCGTACAACGCGCAGAGTCAGTCCTCAGGCACCTGGGGAAACAACGTCATTGTGATCCGAAACAAGGTGAGCGGTGACATCATCACGGCGCGCAGCGTGGCGTTCCAGAAACAGCCGGATAACGCCAACGCTAAAGCCGGTAATACGATGCCCTGGGTGTTTGACTGCGGCAAAATCGACCAGGTTCTCGGAGAGTTTTAACAGATGGAATGCTCAATCAAAGGCCACGATTACCGCGTGGCAAAACTCAGCGTTTTTGACCAGCTGAAAGTGACCCGCAAACTGCTGCCGGTGCTGGCGGGCATGATGTCAGATTTCGGGAGCATTCGCTCCCTTCTGCCTGCTGATGGGAAAATCGACACCGTGAAATTCGATAAGCTGAAACCGGTGTTTGAAACCCTGCTCCCGCGCATCGCTGAGGAACTGTCTTCCCTGACAGAAGAAGACACCAACGCGATTATTCATCCGTGCCTGGCCGTGGTATCACGCAAGCACATGGACGGATGGACGCCGGTATTTAACAGCGGTCAGCTGATGTTCGATGATATCGACCTGCTGACCATGCTGCAGCTGGTGGCGCGGGTGGTCGCCGATTCACTGGGAAATTTTTTGCCCGTGAGCCCTACCAGCGCGACGTCGGGCCAGCCTCAGGTTTAACCCTCAACAGCCTGCCTGACGGGCTGTCTTATCTCCTTGACCCGGTTGACGCCGGGTTAATCCCTTATTACGCGCTGAAGGATGGATCTGTCGATCTGTGCGATATCGCGCTGATGAATGACCACCTGGCCGTTAAGGCTGACAACCAGCGCCGTATTGAGAAATGGAGAGAGGATAATGAACGCTGAGACTATTAAAGATTTTCTCGTCTCGCTCGGCTTCGATATCGATGAAGCGGGCGCGTCAAAGTTCGACTCTGTTCTCGCCGGTACGACCGCAAACGCCATCAAAATGGGGCTTGCCGTCGAAGGTGCAGCGCTTACCGTGGTAGCCTTCACGGCTAAGATCGCCTCGGGGCTGGATAATCTCTACTGGGCGTCGCAGCGCACCGGCGCGACGGTTCAGGGGATTCAGTCTATTGGCTATGCGGTTTCGCAGGTAGGCGGCAGCGTTGACGCGGCGCGAACCTCTCTGGAAAGCCTTTCCCGGTTTGTTCGTAACAATCCCGGCGCGGAAGGCTTCCTGAATCGCCTGGGCGTACAGACCCGTGACGTCAGCGGTAACATGCGTGACATGGCCGCTATCTTTACGGGTGTCGGCCAGAAGCTCAGCAGCATGCCGTATTACCGGGCTAACCAGTATGCGCAGATGCTGGGCATTGACGAAAATACCCTGATGGCGATGCGTCGGGGTGTGGGCGGTTTCTCCGGGCAGTACAGCGCAATGGCGAAAGCTATCGGCTTCAATGCTGACGAGGCGGCCAGAAGCTCCAACAAATTCATGACCTCCCTGCGCGAGTTCGGCGCGATGGCAGGCATGGCCCGTGACAAAATCGGCTCTAATCTTGCTGGTGGTCTGGCGGGTTCGCTGGACACGCTGCGCCGCCACATCCTGGATAACTTCCCGCGCATCGAGCAGACCCTGACGAAAGCCATAAAAGGCATTCTGGCGCTCGGGGACATTATAGGGCGGCTGTTCTTCCGGCTTGTTGAGGGGACATCCAGCCTTATCACCTGGTGGCAATCGCTGGATAAGCAAACGCGGGAGCTAATCTCGTTGTTCGGCGCGCTGACGATTGCGCTGCGCATTCTGAACAGTACGTTCTGGATGTCGCCGATTGGCCTCATTACCGCGCTGGCGGCGGGGATTGCCCTTCTGTGGGAGGACTATCAGACCTGGAAGGAAG